CTCACCTTTGTCTCCTTTATCTCCTTTGTCACCCTTGACTCCAACTCCATCCTCTCCCGGTGGTCCCTGTGGCCCCGGAGCAGGAGTTCCTGCTGCCCAAAGGTTTATCTTTTCGTCAAAGATTAAAGCCTGTCCATCTAATGCGCCAGTAATTCCTGACTCAACATCATCAAGATCACGCAAGTATCTTACATGTACTTGGTCATCCTTCTCAATGTTGATCCATTCAGCACCGTCAGGTACTGTGATGGTACTACCTGTATCCAAGCCAATTGACAGTGCGTTCTTTCCATCTGGAATGGTGTAATCAAATCTTGTCTCTTGATCGCCAATAAGGAAAGCCCTATCTTGGAAATCATCATATGGAGGTTTAGCGCCTGACTCAACTTCTGGGTCTATACCACCTGTCATGGAACCCGCAGGCCAATAGCCCGGTTGCTTCTCATAGTCTAAGTCTTCAGGGCCAATAGGAAACACATCGTATATTGCTTGTCGTGTCTCTCTAATTCTTTCAGCACCCTCACCAATAGGGTCTTCATCCTTTGGTAAGTCTACTCTAATTGTAGGTTTTGTCATTGTCTGGCTCCGATAATTATACTCATAGAAATGCTGTCTCCGGGGATTACGTTATGCGTAGATTCAAATGAAGTGACCCCATAAAGTATTCCTGTGTAATCGTCCTTAACCTCTGAGGTAGTCATAAATGCACCGCTGATGTTGTCAGTTGTACCCATTGTAAATGTGACAGGTCTTGTCTTAATGTTGTTCTCAGCAGTTCTAGGTGAGTGTGCTTCAAATGTTAGTAGTGGCCTCTTTACATTTACCCAACCTAAATACTCAATCCATGAGTGATTCTGCATTGTATCCTCTGGTAATCCATCGCCCTGCTTTACCAATCCTGCAAACCAATTTGATGTATCAGTGTTTAAAAATGCTGAGTTAAACAGATAGTCAACACCTTCATTGACTACAATGTTAGGCGTGGATTCTGTCCACTTCAGGAATCCATTTTCATCATAGCAATCCACTAGGTATGTGGTGCTAAGTTTTGTATTTAAATTTGTATTCATGATTCTGTCCACTTGTTAAAGATGTTTGACCCTACCTGCTCCCATGATGATTCTGATTTTCTGTCATCATCCCAACCTTGAGGTGAATCATTTTTAAACAAAGCCTTATCCAGAATGAGGTCGCCATTAATTCCTTCAACGATATCATAGTGCGTAGCCCATCTTATATCTGTATCTAGAACATCTGGCACCCAGTCCCTATCGTCATCATTCCAGGGCCACTGATATCTAGGTATGTTAGGGTCAGAGGATATATCAGCATGAGAACTGTTAAACCAGTTCATCCAACCTGACCAGTCGATAGGCTTGCTCATGAGCGAACAATCAATCCAGATGAGCTATGTCGATCCTTGTCATCCTGTAACTGTAGATCAGCAACAGCCAAATCAAACCCCTGCTTCCATAGTTGAATTCGTGGATCATTCTGAAGGAATGCTTCAGCCTCTAGTAAAGACCCGTACAAATATATATCAGGTGCGTTAAGTAGTATCCAGTTAGTTGGCCGTGTGGAGCCAAGGCTAGGAACCTTTCCATAAAATAGCATCTCCATTTCATATTCGCCAGAAGGAACTGGCCCAAGTCTTAATTCATCTGCAACAATGGTGTAGAACTTAGGCATACCCTGACCCACATTCCATGACTCATATATCTCAGGTGTAATGTACTGCATGGATTGCGTTGGATTTGTGTTTAATCTAAACTCACGACCTTGTAGGAAATCACTGGGTAAGTTATAGTTTGATTGACCACCAACCGTAGTAGTTTTCTCCATTCGTTCCATAGCACGTAAACGGAGTTGTCGATTGAATCGACTCTCCGCTAGTCTAATGAAGTCACCCAAGAATGGATCAAGATCATCCCTATCAACCCAGTTCTTTAGACTGACTTTTAATTCGTCGTAAGTTTCTAATGACATTTTAAATCCTGCTGTTGTGAGTTCTGAAATATTTGTTGTCAGGATCGTTCAGGTATTTGGCTAATAGCTTAGGGTCGTTTTGTATTGCCCCTTTAGTTTCTTTCATCCAGTTCTGCCATACGACTAAGGGAATAGATGCAACCTTTCTTCCAAGTGCAGTCTTTCCTCCGTCGTTAACTCCTGAGTTGTATTCCTTTTTGTTCTGCTCAACAATCGGCTGTGCGTCCTGTGTCTTGGTGAGCGTAAATTCTTTTTCGTTTTCTTCAAATGTTGTGACACCTGTTTTGTCAACATCAAATATCGTCTTCATACATATCCCTTGCCACCTACTTTAGCAACTCTTTGAGGTTTGCTGTAGGCTTCCTTTAACGCTTTGTAAGGGTCAATCTTCTCACCCTTTCTTTTAACTTCTTTCTTAACGGGCTTGCCGTTTTTAAAGTCTGCTTTTTTCATAGTTCTCTCTAGTTAAAAGGTAAACCCCCCCTTGCGGAGGGGCGTCCCAATACAGATTAAGGCGCTGCCCAACCTGTGATCTTGCCATTTGCCTCTTCGTTTTTACTACGAAGGCCATACTCAACGACCAACTGTTGAGCAATACTGTCACCAGTACGAGCAATGTCATGAGTCATGAACGGTCGCAGGTAAGCGATGTCCCAATACTCATAGTCAAGGAAGTATGCCGTTTCAGCAGGCATCAAACGGTTTGGCACCATTTGCAGGTTTCCGAAATCGCTGACATAGATGTCAACCGCAGCCACGACATACGCAGGCGACTTATCATTAGCAGCAGTACGTAACTCCGACACACTCTGTGAGAGCGCAGAGATTTGCTGCTTGATAACACCGTCACACATGAGGACAGTAGGCTTGGCGCCCGCAGTCCAACATTGCTCCATCATGTCTTTGATGTCAGCCTCATCAGGTGCGGCAGCAGCAGCGACTACATTAGATGTAATCCATGCGCCGACAGAACCTGTCTTGCGTGCTACGCCTGATGCTCCGGGGGTAGGAGCGGTTGCCAGAGCAAGAAGCATATGCTCCATGTCTAACTTCAGCTCTTTCGCACGTTTAGCCATTTGATAGGCTTGCGTGGATTTACGCCCTGCGAAGTCTACTGCTTCCGCCGTGCCGCTTGATCGAACAGTTTTGGAACTGATCTGCGTATAGTTGCCTACACGTTGTGGTTCCGTAACTGCCAGGGCTGTAGCGTCATCGCCTTCAACATGAAAGTTGTCGTTACCGCCGTCAAGCTCATCGATCTGCCACTCAAAGTAAGTATTGTCGCAAGACGACTTACCAATGCCTGACATGAACGGAGTATCTTCCGGACTGATGTTGTAAATAATATTTGAGAGGTCTTCACGAATGCCGACGGCACCGTAAGTCTCTCTAGTATTCGTTGGAATTGTCATTTATATTTCTCCTATAGAAGGTCTTCAAGCAATCTAGCGGCATCTTCTGCTTTTCCAGTTTGCTTAAGTTTATTTATTTGAGCGTTACGTTTCTTTCGGTTAATGGAATCTTTTGATCTAGAGTTTCCTGACTTAACCAGAGTGGGTTTGTTTCGCACCTTCTTGTCACGGATATTTCCGCCTTCCAAAGCATCATACTTCATAGCCTTTAGCAGGATGTTTAAGGAGCGATGATCCACTAAGGAGCCAATCTCTTCCTCGCTATAACCCTGACTTAAAGAATAATTTCGTATTTTTCCAGCCATCTCAGCACGCTGTTCTTGATTTCCCCACTCTGGAACCTTTTCCGCCATAAGCTCATGCTCTTTTAGGACTTGTTCTTCAAGGTATCTTGCTTGTTCTTTTTGCCCTTCAATTGCCGCTTGTTGCTGCAATCTTTGTGCATGTTGAATTCTTGCTTGATGCTCTCTAAACTCATCCCTCTTAGTTACATATGCTATAGGGTCTATTTCCTTGAGCGCTTTCCAATCTATCTTAGCGTACTCTCCTAGCTGACTATTTGCTTGTGCTATAAATTGCCCAGCTGCTTGAATGTATTGCTCACGGGCCGATTGATTTTCTTTGAGATTACTTTGGTATTGCTCAGAAATCTCTTCAATTTTCTTTCGTTCCGCTGCCAGCTCTTGCGTCTTACGGGTGTAATCGCTCTGGCGTGAGTATCCTGCTAGAAGTTCATTCAATGAAACCTCAACGTCTTGACCATCAACCTTGACGGCGTACACATCGGAGTCATCTCCCTCAACTTCTGCATTATCCTCAGGCTCGTACTCGTCCTCATCGGACTCATACTCACCACCTTCTTCAGTTGTTTCGTCATTCGTTTCCGGCTGTGACTCACCAACCTCTTCTAAGGTTGTCTCTTCTTCCGTTACTGGTGGTGCTTCTCCAGCGTCCAGCATTGCAAGTAAAGACTCGGTTGCTTCTGCGATGCTTCCAGCACCGCTATCTTCGACTAATGTGGGTTCCGCAGAATTATCCACTGGTCTGTTTTCCATAATAAATTTCCTCTAAATGAATGGGTGTTTGCTTTGTATCTGGGACACTTGCCCAGTTTCTAGAACGCTTGATATGTGCGTCAAGATTCTGTCAATCAAATGAATAGATTGGTACAGTGATTCTCTTTTCTCCATGTCGAATGGTTCTGTGTGTTTCCATTCAGTTATGAGTTGCTCCTTGGTTGCATCAAATGCCTCCATGAACAACGGGTCTTCCAATAATCTTTTGGCGTGTATCTCTCTTGATTCGTTATCCAACTTTAACTCCTCTTCCTTGCTCTAACTCTACTTGGAGTTCAGCTTGTTTCAACTCAAGTTCTGCTGCATCAAGATTGCGCTTATGCTCAAACTCTTGGGTGTCAAGCTGAAACTTTGCTTGATCAATTTGAGTGTCTGCCATAGCCCTCTGAGCCTCAGCCTGCAACTTCTGCACCTCAGCCTGAAGTTTAGGATCAGGTTCTGGAGGCGGCGGCGGTTGCTGCATTTGTGGAGGCGTGAGGTAATCATCAACATTCTGCATACCCATAGCCTTAAGCAGCGATGCTGAAAGGTTGTAAATGTTATCGCCAGACACCATAGGATCGCCTTGGTTTTTATAGTTTGTCGCCATTTGAAGTATCTGCTGTAATTGGGCCACTTGCTGGTCCTTGTTGCCATTACCTAAAGCAACCGAGACAATTGAATCCATAGATGAGTCCCACTCTCTAGGGTCAACAGGAACCCACTCGTTTCTCAATTTTATAACCCGCTCCCTATCTTGGTTCTTGACAAGAAGTTCATACACAGACTTCATTAATTCTTTAACGCCAGTCTCGGCAAATTGCCTGGCAACTAGCTCAATCCTGCTTTGCGCTGCGTTCATGACGGCGTTAACCGCAGTTGCGGTTGTATGGCTTGTCAGGGCTTTATCATTCATTCCTTGGGAATGCTTGCTGACCCCAGCTCTTGCCTCTCTAACGCTATCAATATATTCAAGCATTTGAAACGTATAAGGCTCCAGTGCAGGAGTAGCCAGAGGGGTGACAGCATTAGGTGATTTAACACGTACGATGCCTCCCGGTCTAGCCGTCAGTAAATCATCCAGATTTGCCTGACCCTCTAGCACTGCGTATCTTCCAAAGTTTTGGTTATAAGCGTTATCCAAAAGGTTGCGCATTAACGTGCTCTTAATTCTTTGGAGGTCCATAACCAAGTCAGCAATAGACATGCCAAAGAATTTATGAGGTATCTTAACTGGGGTAATACTTATAAATGGAACTCTATCAGCAGGCTCGTTAGATAGTATCTTATCCCCAACGCTGCAAACTTTTCTAAGCTCAGCAATGCCGTCACCATCCCAGTCTGTTCTTAAGAAAGATTCATGCAGCCAGTATTCAACCAGAGACTCTTCATGAGAGGAGTCACCACCCCAGGGGAATTCGTATCCACTGTTATCGTAGGCGTGTCTTGCTTGGTTTCCTGCGTTCCAGGCACCCGAATCAATAGTTCCTCCACTGATCTCCTCATTATCAAGGTCTTCATCGGGATACATCTCTCTAAGTTCGCTAAGAGTTTTTCGGACTCTGTGGCAGGTAAACCTTGCATCCTCTATCGTCTTTGCTTCTCTATTAATAAGGAACTCTGATGGTGGTACATTATCTATGACAATTCTTCCATCTCTTTTTGTTTTTAATACCGCAACATCATGAGTGCCATCTCCGTGATCTGTATGCTCTGCTATCTCTACATTGGTGTCCTGAAGGATTGCTTCTAGTTCTACATCTGTAAGGTTGCGGTACTCTTCTCTCTCAACATCTTCGTATTCGTTCCACCACACCTTTACAATTCCGTTCTTTTGTATTAAGGCATCAGTAAACCATGAGTACATCATAGACCAACCATCATTGTCCTGACGAACAACATAGTTTACATAATCTGTCGCCTGTTCAGCCATTGCAACATCTTCAGTCTTTTTGGGAACAAATTGCACAAGCTCGTCACCAGAAGCAAATATTCGCATAAGACTTGGCTTGATCCACTCGATAGTATCCTGAACTGTTCGATCAACGTAATGTGATCTACCTTCCACCTCATTACCAAAAGGCAATCCGTAGTAGTAGTCCATTGCTTTGTTTCGCTGCTCAGAGATTGTATCCCCATAGCCCAAAGCATCTGTAATCTCGCTATCAACTCTAGCGATTAATTCTTCTTCTGTCTTAGGTGCTTCATTGGTTTTCATATAATTCCCATCTCTTTATACTGAATTGGTTTGTCTAAATCCAAACTCCATGTATCGTCTGAGCCAGCAACCCCAAACCTTCTGGATTGATAGCAGTACCTCATAGCGCTCATTGAGTCATCCCTCATAGCTACAATTTTTCCTTCTTTTCTGTGATACTGCCTGTACTCCGAAAGAAGGTTGTCAAGGTTGCTAAAAATCTTAAACTTTCCCTCTTCCATAGCAACAAGAATTTTCTGTATACCTTCTTCAACGCTATTCGATCCTTTGTTCTGACCAAGAGAGGGAGGGTTTGTAAAATGCTCCAACAAAAAATTACAGCCATGATTACGGTACTGATCAGCAAGGCCGGGATTACCCATAGAATCGCGACGGTTCCCATCATGAGGGTAAGCAATGGGGATAAAACTGGGTCTACGCTTAATCTCTTTAGAGTGATCTGCTGGACTTCTTTTGTTTTGAGCGTACTCATCATATATATAAAATATCTCCTCATCAACATCCATTGCGCCGTAAACAACAGCAGTGTTATGATCCCAACCAAAATCTATAGCAGCAATCCTAGGCCAATAGTCCGGTATAGAAAAGGGGTCTACAATTATCTTTTCTTCAGGTATTGGGAACACCAAACCAGAACCAATCATTGGTCTACCAAACTTACGCATCTCTCTTTCGTGAGGAGAGTATGCCGATAAAATCTGCTCCATTACATCAGGCTCAAGGTGTCCAGGCTTACCGCCCATGGTCTTCACCTTGTCCGCTGACGCGTCATCCCAAGTTGCTTGTGTAAGACTCTGCCCCTTTTTTATATCATTCATGAAGGCGCTTACAGTCTCTGTCATACCCTTCTCTGGCGTGAATGTCATATAAACCATTCCCTTCCTGTCTAGAGTTCTAGTTACCGCCTGAGAGTAAAGCGTCCTGTCTGGTTCCTCATCCAGCCATATACAGTCAACAGAGCGACCCATCCACTTCTCTACACCAGACTCATACGACTTAAAGTGTACCGTGGAGTTCTGCCCGTTCACATGCTTTATTAGAGCTATAGCTTTTGCGTTTGGCACGCCTGGTTTACGCTCAGCACTAACAATCAAATCTTTAGGTATTGCTCCAGTGCCCCATGCATCAGGGTCTTCTGGTGGACCTAGCAGCTCTGCCTGACAAATGTCTCTGGTAGATTCGTTAGAGATTCCACCAACCCATGCTGTTATTTTAGTCTTATACCTTTTTCCTGACCACCATTTAGGGTAAAGCCCTGTAAGGTGGAAAGACATTTCCATTGCTCCAGAGTATGACTTCCCAATACGGTTAGCGCACATAAGCAACCGTTGATTGTTCCTTCTTCCAGTGTCATGAAATAATTGCTGAAAGGGATATGGGTCATACTGATTTATTTTATTATAGAGTTTTCTAGACTTTAACTCTTGTGCAATCTCTAGCGCTCTGGCTAGATCAGCGCTTTTTTCTACCTCTTGCATTTGTTTTATTATTTCCTTTTCTTGCTTCTTGGGTTTTCAAAACCAAACCTTTTCCGTACCCAAGTAAACTAAGAGGTGTGTCAATTAAAGTATCCGCCAAAAATCTTCCAGCACTCTCAAGGTTTTCGGATCGCCATTCAGCAGTTCCTTGGGCGTAGTCTTGCCTTCCGTCACCAAGCGTATGCTCACTAATTCCCATCATATTGCGACCCCTTTGGTTTGCTTCTGGGTCTACCATATCAGCAAGCAGTCCTGGTGCGCTATAAGCAAGTCCCGCAACACCTGTCCTTGCAATCCTCCCAAGAGTATGGGCATTATCTAGAGTCTTAGCCCCTAGATTAACTCCAGTCTTAATATTCCTTAAACCACCACCTGGCAGCAATGTCTTAGGCTTACCTTTTATTTCAGAAAGCTCTTCTCTTAGAGGGTCATTGTCCAGCATTCCAACTTTAGGATTGCTTTTGCTGTACCCTTCCAGTAATGTCTTGAATCCTCTTTCGTTACCTTTCAGTGGATTGCCATCTCTGCCGGTTACAAATTTTTGATTATTGTTTTTAGGTATGGGGTGCTTTGCAATTTTAAACTCTTCGGGACTTTTTAATTCATTTAGTGGTACTGATAAAGATTTTTCATCACCAAATGTTTCATTCATTCTTTTGTAAAATTCTTTATACTTTCCAATCTCTGACTCATCTATTGATCCGCTAATGTTTGGAAGCAAACCGTGAGCGTTATCAAGAGAGCCTATAAGTCCTTTTGCGCTATTCCTAGCGCCGTTCTCCATATCGGGAAGTTTTGCCCCAAACCCTGAATTGTTTTTAATATTCCCAAGAGTTCTACCTCCTGGAGCATTGCGAGGGTAGAAGTGAGCCTTAACCCAGTCGTTCTCTCTTTTCCATTTCTCTGATTTAGGCAGGATGCTTGTTCTGGGGTTATCGTACTGTCCCGGATCAATTCCTTGCTCGCCAGACGATATCATCTTCCACCCACCATCAGGGTCCTTTTCAAACCATTCCTCTAGGTTTATCTTGTCCTTACCCTTGCCCACACTTTGTCTAGGCTCAACACCCTCAGGAATCCTGTATGTTTTGTAAGCAGCATTATATTCGGCGTCAATGATCTCATCCTCTACAGCGCCAAATTCTTTCATGATACCACTGTAAAGGTTTTTTAGTTTCACTGCACAGTCTCTCCTTTACCCATCAGTTTCTCAAGTTCTGCTTCTAGTTCTTCAGTGGATAGCTCATGTACAGTTGTGGTAACGCTGTCAATAATCTGTTTCTCAGCAGGTTTGTATCCAGCTCGATCTAACAAGTCACGGCAAGCGTTAAGCCTTACAGCCTCAGACTCTGCTTCCATAGCCAGCCTATATGTCATATCAATAACAGTGCCGACCTTACCGTCAATCCTGTTGCGCGTACGCTCCTCAATCTCAGGGGCAAACCTTTTTTTAAGGTCCCATCCTTTTTGCTTTGGGGTTGAGTATCCAGCAAGCTCAGCAGACTGTGTTGCGTTACCTGTAGAAACGTAAAGAGATACAAACTTTTCCTGTCTTTCGTCTAGAACTCTTTTCATTTTCTAATTCTCATTCTTGTTTTTTCTTTCATAATCTTATGCCTAACCTCTGCTATGCCGTCAGACATATGATTTGTAAATGCTTGAGGCACAACCGCATGAACCACACCAGCCAAGCCAATGCGGAGTATCTGTGAAGATAACCGCAAGGCGTGACCAGCATGATTCAGATAACTTCTGCCTGTTTCTCTTAAGTGGCCTTTCTTAGGCACCGTAGTAATACTCTATCACAGCCAAATTCCTACGACATGTAATAGCACAACCGTCATCACTGCTGTAACAGCGCAGTCTAGCCAATGAATCTTAGACATGATCACCTCCTGTTTGATGTGTTTACTTCTTTTGCTGCACCGCTAAAAAAGCGGTCAAATGTACCTGATATAAACCCCATTACTCTTCCGGATTCATTTATGGTGAACCCTCCATCTGTATCTTCGTTAATTGGTGCTGCGAACAGAACCTCATATGCGCCATCTTCGTTAGCGTAGTTGTACTGCATTTGAAACGGCAGGGTAATCAAAGTGGCTGTACTAAAGGTTATCAGGGCCAACATGATAACCGCTAGTTCATCATCGTACTTGTCGTGAAATTCTTCCCAATCATTCTTCTCTTCTTCCGGCATGGCATAGTCTGCGCAGGTTGTTGAACCGCGCCCATTGCCTGTGCCAACCACAGTTGGGAATTCGGTACAGATGAGGTCACCAATCCTTCTGGCCTCAGCTGAAGTTCCTTCTTTATGGTATTCGGAAACAACGACTGGTTTGCCCAGTGATACGGCGTATCGTACGGACTCACGAATCTGATCATCAGTTTTGTCAAAACCTGTCTGAAGATAGATAATATCCGCGTCTTTAACATATGCTTCCTTGCCAGACATACCTGGTGTTAGGTGTACTCCTATAGGTTTGTTTACTCCCTTACGTCTGAGGTTCTGTATTAGAA